TAACGTATCAGATATTAAAGATGAATTACCACAACCATCTGGTTGGAGGCTTTTAGTTTTACCTTTTACACCAAAAGAAAAAACTAAAGGTGGTATAATTATTGCACAAGAATCTTTAGACAAAGCACGAATCGCAACGAATTGTGGTTATGTTGTAAAGATGGGACCAATGGCTTATGGAGATAAAGAAAAATTTCCAACAGGCGCTTGGTGCAAACAAGGAGATTGGGTGATTTTTGCAAGGTATGCAGGATCACGTTTACCAATAGAAGGTGGAGAAGTCCGTCTTCTTAACGACGATGAGGTTTTGGGTACTATTAAGGATCCAGAATCTGTATTGCATTACATTTAACATAGGAGGAAACTATGCAAGAAGAAAATAAAAATGACGTGCCTATGGTTGATATTGATACCTCTGGAGAAGATACTGAAGTTATTCTTGAGAATCCAAAACCAGAGAATGAAGTAGAAACTAAGGAAGAAGACTCTAGCCCCGCGCCACAAGCTGAAGAACCTAAAGAAGAGAAGGTAGAAGCGAGTGACGAGAAGCCAGAAGCTACTCAGGAAGAAAAACCTGAAGAGAAGAAAGAAGAATTAGAAACGTATTCAAAAGACGTTCAAAGAAGAATATCTAAACTTACGAAGAAATGGAGAGAAGCACAAAGACAAGCTGACGAAGCTTTATCTTTTGCTAGAAACCAAAAAGAACAAAAAGAAAAACTTCTAAAGAAATATTCTAAAGTTGAACAAGCTGGTGTTAAAGATAGAGAAGCTAGAATTACATCTGGTTTACAAGCAGCAGCGGCTAAGTTAGCAGCAGCAAAAGAAGCAGGAGATCTTGCGGCAGAAGTTGAAGCTGGTAAAGAGATTGCTAGACTTGGATACGAAGAAGCAAGACTTAATGAAGCAAAAGCAGCATATGAAGATATGGCTAAAGCTGAACCAAAAGAAGTGGAAATACCTAAAGTATCTCCTCAACAAACAGCGCAAGCAGACCCTAAAGCAGAGTCTTGGGGAGCTAGAAATAGATGGTTTGGTACAGATACAGCTATGACATATACTGCATTTGATCTACACAAAAAACTAGTGGATGAAGAAGGATTTGATCCTCAGACTGACGAATATTATTCGGAAATAGATAAGAGAATAAGACTTGAATTTCCGCATAAATTTGATACAACTGATGGTAAGGTTCAAAATGATACGACCAAACCGACACAAATAGTAGCTTCAGCGAAGCGAAGTGTAAATAGATCTGGTCGCAAAACCGTGAGACTCACACCTTCTCAGGTTGCTATCGCTAAAAAATTAGGAGTGCCATTAGAAGATTATGCAAAACAATTAAAAATCACGAAGGAGGTATAGCATATGGAAAACGATAAAATGAAGACCCCGCGTGCGAGCCAGTCAAGAGAAAAAGACAAGAGACCTCAGACTTGGACTCCACCATCTAGCTTAGATGCACCACCTGCGCCAAACGGATTCAGGCACAGATGGATACGAACTGAAGTTTTAGGATTTGACGATACTAAAAACATGTCAGGTAAAATGAGATCCGGATGGGAATTAGTGAGAGCTGATGAATATCCTGACTCAGAGTATCCACAACTGAAAGACGGCAAATACGCAGGAGTGATCGGAGTTGGAGGCCTAGTGTTGGCTAGGATACCAGAAGAGATCGCCAAATCTCGAGAAGCTTATTTTGCTCAGCAAACTAAGGACAGAGACGACGCAGTAAACAACGATCTTATGAAGGAGCAACATTCAAGTATGCCGATCAATAGTGAGAGGCAAACTCGTGTAACTTTTGGTGGTACGAAGAAATAATTTCTTTGTGATATCAAGATACATATAACATTAACCCGTAAATCTGCGGATAGTAGATTTACTAAAGGAGAAAAAACATGGCAAACAAAGACGCTGCTTTCGGACTGAAAGCAATCGGAAAAGTTGGTCAGAATAGAGACAACCAAGGGTTAAGTGAATATGGTATTGCAGCAAGTTCAACTGCGATTTATCAGAATGATCCCATAATGATGGCGGCAACTGGTAAAATTGTAGTAGGAACAGCAGCTGCAGTATTATTAGGTTCACTTAACGGTGTTTTCTTTACTGATGCAACTACAGGTAAGCCTACATATGCTAATCACCTTAACGCATCTAACACTGCATCAGACATTGTTGGATTCGTAAGTGATGACCCATATGAAAGGTTTGAAATCCAATCTGACGCTGCATTAGCAGTTGCAGAAATTGGACTTAACGCTGATATAGTATACGCGGCTGGTTCAACACCAAACTTCGTATCTAAAGTGGAATTAGATCATTCTGATCTTAAAACTGCGACAGCTCAACTAAGAGTGATCGGGATCTCAAAAGATCCAGAAAATAACGAAGCGGGCGCGGCAGATACCAACGCAGTAGTTATTATCAACGAACATTTCTTGAAAGGAACGGTAGGTATATAATTATGGCTATAAGTAGAGGACAACTAGTTAAAGAACTAGAGCCAGGTTTGAATGCACTATTCGGACTGGAATATAAAAGATATGAAAATCAGCATGCTGAAATTTTCGACACAGAAAACAGTGACAGAGCTTTTGAAGAAGAAGTAATGTTATCTGGTTTCGCAAATGCTCAAGTTAAACCTGAAGGTTCAGGCGTGACTTTTGACAATGCACAAGAAACTTTCACAGCTAGATATTCGCACGAAACAATCGCGTTAGCATTTGCTATCACGGAAGAAGCTATCGAAGACAATCTTTACGATAGACTAGCTTCTAGATACACAAAAGCTTTAGCGAGATCGATGGCAAACACTAAGCAAGTAAAAGCTGCGAATGTATTAAACAATGCATTTAACGCAAACTTTGCTGGTGGTGACGGAGTAGAACTATGTTCTGCTGTTCACCCAACGATAGCTGGAACTTTCTCAAATGAATTAGGCACATCAGCTGATCTTAACGAAACATCGTTAGAGCAGTCTTTAATTGATATCGCCGCGTTCACTGATGAGAGAGGTCTTAAAATTGCAGCAAGAGGAGTAAAAATGATTATTCCTTCTGAGCTTCAATTTACTGCTGAGAGATTGATGAAATCTCAAGGTAGAGTTGGAACAGCTGACAATGATATTAACGCAGTAGTATCAATGGGGATGGTTCCTCAAGGTTATGTAGTGAACAACTACTTAACTGACACTGATGCGTTCTTCATCAAGACAGATGTACCTAACGGATTAAAAATGTTCGTTAGATCTCCAATTAAGACAGCTATGGAAGGTGACTTCGATACAGGTAACGTAAGATACAAAGCTAGAGAGAGATATTCTTTCGGATTCTCAGACCCTAGAGGTATTTTCGGTTCACCTGGTGCGTAATCACTAGATTAACTGAATAATTAAGGGCGGCTCTTGTAGCCGCCCTTTTTTTATGATAGAAAGAAAAAACCCATGAAAACTTTCCGAGTACAAATCAGAGCATATGGCTATCATGCTGACTTCAATCTTGTGTCAGAAGATGATGATAAAGCTTTTGAAAATGCACTAGTTGACAAACTAGGAGAAAATGATATTGTATGGGAAAAAGATGGATTTACTAGTAAATCTAAAATGTGGTTAACCTATGAGGAGGTTATAAATGACACACGTTCAGGAACTCTACACGAAGAAAAGAGGACTAGAACTTGAATGGTCGCAGCACTATAATCAGGAGAAAAGATATACTCTTGATATGGTGAGAATTGATGACAAAATTAGACAAGTCATCAGTCACATCAAATTAGCTGAAGCACAAGTTGCTCAACAGACTAATAAGATAGAAGACGCTGCACCTGACGTTTCTGTAGCTACGTAACACAAAAAACGCTACATCGCTGAAATCGCACTTTCTATTAAGGCTCTCTTGCACTTCTCACAAAACTAAGCTATAAAATACACACTATACATTTAATTAGAACATAGACGCGTATAGTCGACGGCCTAGAGACTATGTTCGGAAAACTAGGAGGATATAAACATGGCACAAACACTATTTAGAGGACCAGTTCTGCAAGGTAAATTCAACGAAGCAGGTTTAACTGGATTCAATCTAGAAAACAAATCATCTAACTACACAGTAGTAAATGGCGATTCTGGTAAAACTTTCACATCATCAACTGATGGTGTTGTATTTACTTTACCTGCAATTTCTATCGGAAGAGTATTTACTTTTGTAAATACAGGAACTGATGGAACTAATACATTAACTATTAGTCCAAATGCTAATGATGGTATTTTGTATGCTGGATCTTTAACAGACAACAAAGATCTTATTAATACAAAAGCAACATCAAAAGTTGGTGACTTTGTAGTATGTGCATCTTTGAATTCAACAGCGCATTGGACAGTTGTTGACGTACAAGGTGTATTTGCTAAAGAAGCATAATAAGTAATTAGTGTGGGGCTTCGGCCCCACATTTAAAATTAATTAGGAGATAAAATATGGCATCATCAGACCAACAGTTTTCTACAAGAACTTCTGACGGTAGATTTGGTAGAGCAACAAACGCTTCAGGTTCATTTATTGGACCAGCTAGAATAACTTATATTCAAGTTGAAGGCGTAGCTAACAGTAATATCAAACTATATGATGGAACAGATGCAACAGGTGCTTTAGTATTCGAAGGTAATTGCGGAACTGAAGGACTAGACATTTATGTTCCAGGAAGCGGTATCAGATGTAGAACTGGAATATATTTAGATTTAACAAATACTACTTCAGTTACTATCGGATACACTGGCTAAGGAGTTTAAATGGCAAACACTACTTCAGGAACAGCGACGTTCGACAAGACTTTTGCTATTGATGAGATAATAGAAGAAGCTTACGAACGAATAGGAATGCAAGGCGTATCTGGTAATCAGTTACGTATGGCAAGACGTTCGCTTAATATCATGTTTCAAGAGTGGGGCAATAGAGGACTTCATTATTGGGAAGTAGCTAATAATTCATTTACCTTAGTTGATGGTCAAGCTGTTTATACAATGTTTAGATCAACAGGTGACGGTACTTCTGATGCTACTGCTGTATACGGTGTTGATGATGTATTAGAAGCTGTATATAGAAATGCTTCAAATGTTGATTCACCTTTAACAAAAATTAACAGATCTACATATCAAGGTCTCTCAAATAAGACTTCTGAAGGAACTCCAACACAATATTTTGTTCAAAGATTTATTGATAAAGTTACAGTCACTTTATATTTAACTCCAGGAAGTTCTCAAGCTGGACATAAAGTTAATTACTACTATGTAAAAAGAATTCAAGATGTAGGAGACTACACAAATGCTACTGATGTACCTTACAGATTTGTACCTTGTATGGCATCAGGATTAGCTTATTATTTATCACAAAAATTTAAACCTGAATTAACTCAAAACATGAAGTTAATCTATGAAGATGAATTACAAAGAGCTTTACAAGAAGATGGTTCTTCTTCTAGTTCATTTATAACACCTAAAACTTATTATCCGGGTACATAATGACAAACTTTTCAAAAGGTAAATATGCCCAGTTCATATCAGATAGATCAGGGATGGCTTTTCCTTACAAAGAAATGGTTGTTGAATGGAATGGCGCAAGAGTTCATATTTCAGAATACGAACCTAAACAACCTCAACTACAGCCAAAACCTGTAGGAGCTGATCCTCAAGGTTTACCACAAGCTAGACCTGCAAGAACAGAATTTCCAACAACGGATTTTTTACCTACTAATCCATTTGTAACAGCTGCAAATACAACATTAAAAATTAATTTTCCCGATGGTGATCTTTCTGTAAATGATTTTGTAAGATTTAAAAATGTAAAAGAACCAGTAGGTGGTTTAGCCATAACAACTTTACAACTTTCCACTACATTAAACGGAGCTATAAATGATTCAGTAACTTCTATTGATTTAGCTGATGCCTCACAGTTTTCAACAAGTGGTTTTATTATGATTGAAAAAGTAGATTCTACATCTGGATTATTTGTGAATGAAGTTATTCAATATACAGGAAAATCTACAAATCAATTAACCGGCTGTACTAGAGGAACCAGCGCACCTTTTAGAGGAACCTCTCCAACAAAAACAACAGCTACTAGTCACTCGAATGGTGCTAAAGTTTTTGGAGCGTTTAAAGTAGTTTCTTTAAATCAAACATCAGTTCCAAGTTCAGGTCAGCCATCGACAACTACAAGATTTGATGGTATAAATATTACACTAACGAACGCAGCTTCTACTAGTGAATCAGGAGGTGGTTTCCAGTGTACAATTGGACCAATAAATGATAGAGCTTAATTATGGCAGGATTTACATACGCAACATTAACAACAGCAATTCAAAACTACACTGAAGTAGATACTAATGTCTTAACATCTACTATTACTGATCAGTTTATTGAAAACGCTGAAATGAAAATTTTAAGAGATATACCTCTTGATGCATATAAAAAACAATCAACAGGTAATTTAGTTACAGGTCAAACAACAATAAACGTACCAGCAAAAACTTTATTTGTTAAAGGTGTACAAGTTTATGATTCTACATCTGCTTCTACAGGATCAAATGCTTGGTTAGAGAAAAAAGATGAAACTTATTTACAAGAATATATTCCTGCTGAAACATCTACAGGAAAGCCAAAATACTACGCTATGTTTGGTGGAGCAACAGGTGTGACGGACACTACTTCTGGACGATTATTTTTAGCTCCAGCTCCTGATTCAACTTATGTATTTAAAATTCATTATGAAGCTATTCCAACGGGATTATCTGGATCAAACACTACAACTTATGTAAGTCAATACTTTGGAAATGGTTTATTATATGCTTGTTTAGTGGAGGCTTTTGGGTATTTAAAAGGTCCTCTAGATATGTTGACACTATATGAAAATAAGTATAAAGAAGAAGTACAGAAGTTTGCTTCTGAACAATTAGGTAGACGTAAAAGGGATGACTACACTGATGGTACAGTTAGAATACCAATTCCTTCACCGTCACCTTAATAGGAGATTAAATTATGGCAATATCATCAGCAATATGTTCAAGTTTCAAACAAGAACTTTTACAAGGTAAACACGATTTCGATTCATCAGGTGGTGACACTTTTAAAATTGCATTA